CAAGATCTACCGCGAACACCTGAAACGCCTCTCGCTAGAATCTCCCCGCGAAGTGGTTGGATGGATGTACAACTTGATGAAAGACTTGTGCGCCGCGACTGGATCGCAGAGACTTCTCCCGTCGATCAAGGGGGTGTATCGGCGGTACGGATATGTCAAGAGTTCGTGCAATCGTGGAAAAACCTGCCGCAACGGTAGGCGACAGCGCGATCACCGCAAGACGTTCAGGGTCACGCATGCCCGACTCCTGCGCTAGTTAATTAGTTATAGACAAAGCTCATAGGACTATATCGACTCTTGTAACCCCGTGTGACCACGAGCTTGGCGATCCGATCCCAGTTGTTCTCTTCAAAGATCATCTCCACCTCATCGGTCTCCTCCCATCCCTGTGTCTTCGTGAGATGGTGTATCTTTTTCCAAGCGCTATAGAGCGAGATATCCTCAATCACTTTGCGCGTATGATTGATGAGAACGTAACTGAACCCCATTCTGTTTTATTGGTGTATCCCAACAAAACAGACTGATCCATTTTTGAGTATTCAGAGTATACTTAATTCACTGACCCTGACGACGAGGCACGATACCATCAAAGCTCCAAGCTTCATAGTGGCTCTTGTATCCCTTGTTCACAACGAGCTCGCCGATCTCTTCATATCGTCCATCTTCAAACATCATTTCTACATTGTCCGCCGCTTCCCACCCCTTCTCCCGAATAAGGTGGCTCATCAGATGCCAAATCCCTCCCAGCGATGCGTCCTCAATGACCTTGCGAGTATGATTCACCAGGACGTAGCGCCAGCCCATTCTGTTTTGTTGGTGTATGCGAACAAAAAACAGAGGTCCATTACCGATCCGTTTTGTAGGATTAATCATGCGTATGAAAATCACACGCAATCACCATTTTCTTTCCATCTTTCACCCATTGCCACACCATTTCAACATTGTTTCCTAACTTTTTACCCAATCTCTTAGAAGCCATCATCATCTTGTTGGCGGTATATTCATTATTCACATACATTGTAAATAACAACATTTACACTACGGAGATAAAATAATACCCGTCGATCTAATTCTTACACGTCTTTCGAAACCACGCACGAGCTTTGGCGGTCTTCTTGGCTTTCCGCACCAAATCAGCGTCGGTCGTATAATGTGTCTTGCCGCACGTCAGCATACTGGCGGCACGAGCATACCCCCACTGTTGTTCCGTTGCCCCTGGACGATGACCTGTGCGCCACGCTGCCATTCCGCGGTTATAGGATGCCCGCACAATTGGAAGCGGGACACCCGTAGCCTTGGAATACGCCTGGAGGCCGTGGGCATCAGGGAACCTCTTCTTCCATTCGCGAACATACTTGGATGTCCTCGTTTTCACGCCCTTATCGGTCTTGAATGGACGGTATGCCCGAGGATCTTTCCATGACATCTTGCGCCGACGTGTAGCCGTGCTTTTACGTTGTTTGTTTTGTTTTTGAGTAAGGCCAGTGAAATACCGCGCGGGCCAGTACATTATTCTTGTACTACACCAGTTTCTTGGTAGACTACCAGTACCTAGAATAACTTCATTAAGTTAATGTCAGAATTCTTATGTATACAGGCTATATTACAGTATCTATAATGGTCATCTGTATTAGTCAGTAGTTTAAGTCCATTTGGAGTTATATATGAAAACTTACAGAATCCTTTCGATTCTAGAAAATTAACAATAGTGAAGAGTGTAATATTGTTATCAATAAATGTTCCACCATACTCAAACTGTATAATTTTTACATTATTAATATGTTCTTTGAACCCCATTATGACATCAAGCTCATATCCTTCTGTATCAATCTTTAAAAAATCTACGGACTTAATATTTTTCTCAAGTATATAGTCTGCCGCAGGTTTTATATTTAGTAGAATTTTATTGTTGTCATCGCTCTTTCCGCAACTTTTTATTCTATCATAAAACGATCCAAAGTGGGGATAATAATAAAGATCTGCATGCTTGTTACCTAATCCAAAATTATTGAAATGTGATACGGTGTTTTTATTTGGCTGTTTTGATAGGATGTCTACATAGTCGTGTACGGGATCAAAATAATGAACTTCTCCTTCGAAATCAGTAAAATCAGATTCTGATCGACATCCTACATCGAAAACAATACCTATGCCATCTTTAATTTTATTAAAAAATGCAGTTTCTCCGTTTGTTTTCGGGTTTGTATCATCATTAAACATTTATATTTCTTAGCCGAGAGTATCTAAATGCATTTATGATTTAAAAATATTGATAAGAGCGTGTTTACACGCATTCTGTTCTGCCTGTTTCTTGGTTGTGGAATTCCCCGTCCCAAGAATCTCGCCAGTGGGTTTGCACACAGCCATCGTGAACCCTTCGGCTCCGTCCTCTATCATCTTGTAGATAGGAGTAAACGCCATCTTCTGCTGGCAGAATTTCTGCATCCGATCCTTGTAATTATCATCCTCCCGCAACATCAGTGGAATATCCAGATGCGTCTCGATCATTGTAATCACAAAATCATTCACCATCTGAAAGTTCATCCCCGAATCAATCCAGAGAGCCGCAATAAACGCTTCGAGAACATCGCCCAACTTCTCGATGTTCTGACGGCCGTGAGTGGGCAGCATTTCCTCGACGTGTTTCGAGACCACAAAGAATTTGTCCAATCCAAGTTTGTCCCGAGCCAAGACACCTAGAGTCTTGTTTCGCACAATCAACTTGCGAGTATTGGTGAGGAATCCAGGGGCTTCAGAAGGATAGCGTTCACATAGGTAATTGGCTACCACAGCACCCAGAATGGAATCGCCCCTGAACTCGAGTTGTTCATACGATTCGTCTTGAAGATCCATGACTCCAATAGGACACTTGCCTAGAACAGCAGGTTCACCTGTTAACGTCGTATATTCTGATCGACGCACATAAGTAGAATGAATCATTGCCTTCTGGAAGATCGCAACATTCTTCACCATGTATCCTGGAATGCACAGGATGCGCGATACATCCTCTGCAGTCAAGGGAACGTTCTTGGAATTGTAAGGAAAGTATTCATTCATACATGTGTTCATGATCTCTTTATATATACAGTATACTCGCCCAACCTTAAAACTGGTTAAACAGAAATCTTCTCTTTTCTACAATCATACCAACGCTGGCGAAACTCGTCCTGTCCCTCCCCGCCATTCGGCGGCGCCTCGATCTCTGGAACTCGTGCTTACCATCCGTTCGTCCACACTATGCTGTGAAGTGTAATAATCTAGAGGCAGTGCTAGCAGAACTGCACAGGGGAGGGGCGGGATTTGATTGCGCGTCAGCAGACGAAGTTCATCGTGTCCTCGCGATTGGTGCCAAGCCAAGCGATACGATTTATGCGAACCCGTGTAAATCGCGCGATGAAATGTTCAAAGTTAAGCAATACGATATTCCATATATGACCTTCGACAGCAAGATCGAGGGAATCAAAATTACCGAACAACAACCTACTACTAAACCAATTCTTCGTATTTTTGTGGATGATAAAGGAGGTGCGCGTATCCCTCTAAACAGCAAATTTGGGTTCCATCTGAAAGATGTCTACGAACTATGTGATCGGGAGCCTCGCTTCATGACATACGGTCTCGCCTTCCATGTGGGTAGCGACTGCACATCTCTGGCCGCCTACCAGTCGGCTATGGAAACTGTCAAGAAATTTGTTAATGAATTCAAGCATGCTCCATCAGCCTTTACTCCCGAACTCCTCGATATTGGAGGAGGCTTCTCGGGATCCGCAGCAAATGACGACTTCTTCAAGAACGAACTAGCGCCTTACATTCGCGAAGAAGTGAAGTCTCTACCCTTCAAGCGGGTCATTGCCGAACCAGGTAGGTTCTTTGCTGAAGAATCGTGCACGCTGCAAGTTCCTGTCATCGGAAAGAAGAAACTACCAAATGGAAAGAAGTGTATCACTGTGAACGAGTCTGTCTACGGACTATTTTCGGGAGTCCTGTTTGATGGATTCAAGCCAGAGTTTAGGTGCATCACTCGGAAGCCGTGGGCTAGCTGTGAACAGTTCACCATCTTTGGACGAACATGTGATTCAGCGGACAAGATCGCAGAAGATGTATGGCTGCCAAACGATATTGACGATTCAGACATCCTTGAAGTGAAAAACATCGGAGCGTATTCGTGGGTGACTGCCTCAAACTTCAACGGATTTCCTTTACCACCTGTAGAGATTTCGTTGAGTTAGTAGGAGTATGATTTGCAGGCTTAACGTTTTTACCAATTGAGACTTTCTCGCCACTGCATGTTCCACAGTGGTCAACATTCGCCCAGAAGATCTTTATAGAGTTTGCCTTCTCATCTGTTCGCGTCCACCGCCCCAGCAGAACATCAGGATTAAATCTGGAACTAAAGATTCGTCGGAACATTGTATTGGTATACATACCCTTAGATACTTTCATATCCGTTTTAACGAAAAATACTGTCCTTCTCGGGAAGGAATGGGATTCCAACTGTTACAACACTGAGAATGATTGGAATAGCAATAACACCTAAAGGCAAAACTCCAACACCAATAGGAATTGCGATCGCAATACCTACTGCTGCTGTGCACGCAGAGATTATCATCTTTTTCTTGTCGGACAACCCGCCCATTTATATGGATATTTCATGTGCGTTTAAACGAGTGCCTTACGAGTCAGTCGGCGGGGAAGAACGCGACGACGAGCACCGCCCTTCTTGCCCTTGCCCTTCTTAGTGAAATAGTGCGCAAGTCCGAGTGCTGTTCCTGCGACCAGAGCATCATCCACAATTCCCGCACCACCACGATGCTTACGAGTGTGGCGACCACCGAAACGCTTCTTCTGTCCGAAGCGCTTGGCAGCATACGATGTTCCTACCGCAAAAAGGGCATCGTCAACAGCACCTACTCCGCCACGCTTAGTATGTTTGTGCTTGCGATGACGGCGGCCACCCGTGCAGCCGCACCCGCCAGTTGGTTGAGGTGATAGAGATGACATTTATATGTTAGGGCGAATTTTTTGAAGAATGTAAGGATGGGTTAGAATCTCTTCCAGTCCAAGATCTGGAATATCGTGATACTTTGGCTGAATCCAACGCTGCATTGCATGCCACACAACTTCATTCAGGAATGTATCAGAAGAAACCTTGTCCGCAATCGTATACGCCTCTCGATTCCACTGGTTCCATTTCATCATAACAATCTTTTGAATCTCTTTTTCTACAATAACGGGAAAAATATCCGTCTGTTCGCGAGTAATAATATCGCAGAATGGGCATATTCTTGTAAAATACTGGCATCCTCTCGAGAGATGGTGAGTGTGAAGAGACACAAAGTCACTCACAATCTTTTTCATACGGGGGTCGTCCATACGGAATGGTGGATGACAGGGAGTAAACTGAGTTACAGAACTCGGAAAAATGTAGGGTTCTATATGTTCTGTAATCTTTACGCAGTAAGCCCTTTTTCTCTAAAACTTCTTCCAAACGAAGAAAAAGATCACGCAGTTCATCTTGGTGCGTTTGTCCATCAGGCGTGACGGCTTGCACCCACTTCTGAATGGGCGTCGTCATTATTATCATCCATATTCACGATACGCCTAAACGCGAACTCTGTCGATACCATGTCCTTCTTCTTCCGATCAACAATATACTTAAACAGGCCATCCATAGGACCCGAATAACTCCCAATAAGATCTTTGAGTTCCTTCTGCGACAATGACCACGGCTTCCTCCACGTGTCGGGGCGCTGAACCTTAATAAATGACCCGTCGTCCTGAATTTCCAACTTGTTGATTCCCTGAAATGCTGTGCGACGGAGAATATCGCTCATCTCTGACTCCACGAACTTCTTATCCTCGCGCAACTTGCTTACACGCCCATTCACGATCTTCAGTTCGTCATCCAGAGTCCGAAACTTACGCACGCACTTCACGAGGTCACGCTGATCAAGAGTTGCCATTTGTCTCTAATTATTGTATGTCCTTTCTTCTCTACCCAAAAAAGACATCCGTTTTGGATAATGGACCCGCGCGAAGTCGAAAGTCTGAGGGTCGCCTACAATAAGGAACATCCTCATGAACCCCCCGTGAAAAAAGGAACAGGGGTGTGGCAGGAAATTACGCGTCGTATGAAGGAGGCGTGTAAGACAGGAACTCCTGAATGTATTGTCCATCAACTTGTGCAGAAACCTGAAGCCCCAATGTCATGGAATACCGACGGAACTCAGTGGCTGTCATCGGATGATATTGACGATAGCCAGAAATATTATCAGAAACTGATTCCCGATTACTACTACACTGGATCTGTCCCTATTGATTTTGACCTGCATGCAGAAACAGGATCCTGTCTCGTCTCTTCTCTTTGCAGTATGAAGATTTCAGAACTTTACAAAAAAGGGTATCGCCGCGTTGGTATTGTATTTAACACCGATCCTCACGATGGACCTGGTGAACACTGGATCGCGGCCTTTCTGGATATGCGACCTGAATTAGAAAATGCTCGAATGACATTTTTTGATTCGTATGGCCAAAAACCTGAGAAGGAAGTAGAGCGTCTCATGCAGCGTTGGAAGGAGCAGGTAGATGAAATGAATATGTTTAAGAAACCGATGGTCCTTTCCTACAACTCTACGCGTCACCAATACAAGGACGCGCAATGTGGTATGTATTGTATCTACTTTCTTCACTGCTGCCTGTTTGATATTCCTATGGATAAACAGGTTCCCGACGATGTAGTGATGATGATGCGTCCGCTGTTTTTCAAATATAAACAACCCCCTCCTAAGAAATAATAATGGATAGCCACACGGTTCTGTGGTATGTCGTTCTAGCAGCGATTGCCTGTTTGGGCGTTGCGTTAACAACTCTTGCCTATGTAAATATGGTCAATTTTCCTCCATCTGATGCAACACTGACCAAAGATCTCGCAGTGTATTCCGATATTATTAAAGCTGCTCCTCTCGGCTGCCCATCCGACAATGTCCTATGTGACTACTACATGTCTTCGTCGGGGTACACAGTGATTCCGTCCACTACAGTCTACACTTACATTACAACAGATGCGATTACGGAAGTGATTAAGGGAGGAGCACGACTGATTGAACTTGATATTTACTCGGTGGGCGAAGACCCTGTAGTCGGTCTAGCTGATTCCAAGACAAACAATATGTTCACTTACAATACCCTAAAATTCGAGGACTGCTGCACCACTCTGGCGAACACAATGTTTAATTCAGGGACCACAACAGGATACGCTAACCCCTTTGTTCTCTCTCTGAACTTCCACTCGGAAGACAATGCTTTCATTACGCGGTGTGCGGATGTAATGAAGATGACACTCCGCAAGTTCATGTTGCATAATGAATACTCCTACCAACGCAAGAATCTGGCAGTTGAACCTATTTGCAACCTCATGGGTAAACTGGTGATTATCAGTGGCGGAAATACGAAAGGTAACGGAATGGATGAACTAGTCAATATGTCATGGGCATCATCCAATCTACGCCGTATGACGTATACGGAAGCATCACAGACATTTGATCACGAAGAGCTGATCGAATACAACAAACGTAATATTACGTTTGTGGTTCCCGACATGCGTTCGACAGAGTTGAAGAACAAAAACGCAGAAATTTGTTTTGCATACGGATGTCAGTGGGTCGCTATGAATTTTGGATCACTGGACAATGCTATGGAATTGTATACTGGTCAGTTTATCACCAGTTCCTTCGCGATTAAACCTGACCCGCTGCGTTACCACCCTGTCACATACAAGAAGCCCGAACCACAGAGTGCAGGCGTCTCGTTCCAGCCGAAGCAAATCACATCTCCAATGTATGATTTCACAATAAAGTCTAATCAATGAAACAAATAGACATGGAAGGTGGACGCTCAGCATGGTTAAAAGCTGTCATGGCCGCAAAGAAGCCTGGCATGTCCCTCGGCGATGCAATGAAGGCGGCAAAGAAGACGTATAAGAAGGGAAAGACGGGTGGCACCCTAATGGAGAAGGCTGGCCCGATGGGTGGTCGGCGCCGTCGCTCTAAGACCGCAAAGGTCGGTGGCACTGCGTATGGATTCACTGGCGGCCCCTACACTGGCTCCGAGCTCTCTGACGGTGCGGGTCGTTTCCCTGCGCTCGCGGATGCTACATGGAAGGGTCCGTCCGAACTGCTGGGTGGCCGCCGTCGTCGTCACACAAAGAAGGCAGGTCGTCGTCACCGCAAGGTGGGTGGAGATGGCTCGCAGCTAGCCCCTGTATCAACTGGTGGCAAGCCCGCCGACCTCCCCCTCGCCGAGCCGTCGGTTGCCCCTGAGGTTCATCACACTACTGGCCCAGTAACTCCTGCCCCTATGGGTGGCCGCCGCCGCCGCCACTCCAAGAAGCTTGGAAAGGGCCGCAGCTACTATTAAAGAGTTGAATAGATATTCCGAATATCGTTCTCAATAGGAAACCGCGAAAAATGAGTGAACGTTCCTCCAATAAAACAGGTTAGAAATCCCCATTCATGGGAAAAAGAGGGAACGTATACCTTGTCAAAGACAGGATCAACTTTGAAACACTCCTTCATAGTTTGTTTACAGTTTGCAATGAATGCCCAGCATGGGTGATCATTACAAAGTGAAACTGGTCCTACATGTGTGGTGACAACAGAATGGGGGCTAAGAATACGAGGAAGGGCATACAGGATATCAGTGTAGAGATTCTCCATCTCGTCGCCATCTGGATCGGGAAGATCAATGATTACGCCGTCATATGTTTGGTTAGTAGATGCAATATGCGCAAGAGCATCTACAAAAACAAGTTTCGTTCGTGGATCCACGAGAGAGTCCAAGTTTTCAGTCAGATTTGTCTTTGCGAACTCCACGAATTCCTGATCCCAGTCGACTATTGTAATGCTGGTAGTGGTCGGGGATTTGTATAGGTTTCGGGCTGCGAGTCCGTCCCCGCCCCCCAGAATCAGGATATGACGAGACTGTTGAAACATCGGGCTTGTGAGCAGGTAGTGATACCGATGTTCGTCCATCGTTGAATACTGAATCTCCCCGTCCATGATTAACATCGTTCCGTGATTGAGAGTTCTGACATACTGGACATGGCTCTTGGATGTCTGAAAGTCGTGAAGCACAGCAGATACATCGTAAGTGACCGTCTGACCGTATTGGCTCTTTTCCGTCATTGCTGTGATTGAAGAGGATAGCACAGTTCTTCCAGACGTTACTTGACGTGGTGGTTTTCATTGTTTGATCGGGTTGTGAGTAAGTGCTTTCCATGAGATAGGGAAATGGGGTTCGAGGAGTTCAACAATAGCACGGGCGTATGCCTGGATTTCCCTCTGTGCTCCTGGATCCGTTCTGAGGAGAACGAGACGGGAATAGGCCGCCAACGATCCTGTTTCCACAAATTCCGTATACATTCCCTGCGGCAGAACTGTTCGCGCAATCTCGGGGGCCACATTGTGTTCTAGAAGATGCTCGTAAAAACTCACTGCTCCATCACAGTGGTCCTTGATTTCGGAAGATAAAAGGATAGAGTTCTCGACTGGAGTGTCCATACTTCCCTGCTTGATCTTGGGATCGCGGGCCCTCAGATCTTCAGGCGACGGAATCCACGTCTCAGGCTTGATATCTACGTAACGACGCGACACCTCGTTACGGGCAAACCCGATCTGATGACGATACCATTCGCGCGCCACAAAGATCGGCATCTTGATCCGCAACCGAATCTGAGGATGGAAAAAAGGGCTGTTGTGATTATGCTTGGCAAGGTAATTGATGAGTTTCTCATCGTTTGCGGAGAATTCAGTCGACTCCTTTGCAAACGATACACGGGCAGCGTTGACGACCGTGAGATCAGCGCCAAACACGTCGAGGACTTGGATACTACCAATACCGTCAGAGGCTGTCCAAGACATTCTTATTTGTATATACTAACCAGATATCTCTAATCAGCTTAGATACACATATACTATTATATAAAACAATTATGTTGATTCCCAAGGAAAAGGTTGGTGAATTACTCGCAGAGCATGGTATCCAGATCACTGGTGTTCTTCATGTCGGCGCACACGAGTGTGAAGAGATTAATGTATACAATTATATGAATATTCCACTGCGTAATGTGATTTGGATCGATGCCCTTGAGGATAAGGTGATTAGTGCTGAGAAGCGAGGTATTCCGAATGTTTACCAATCTGTTATTTCTGACAAGGATGATGAGACCGTTTCATTCATGCGTACAAATAATGACCAGTCATCAAGTATTCTTGAATTTGGTACACATGCAACACACTATACGTGGTGTGTTGAAGTTGGTCGTATCCAAATGAAGACAATTACTATTGATACATTTATGAAACGCGCATCCATCCAGAACCCAATCCTCTACAATTTTTGGAATTTTGATATTCAGGGAGCAGAGCTTCTCGCTCTAAAGGGGGCAGAGGAAAGTATTAAGGGGGTAAAAGCTATATATCTCGAGGTCAATAGCGAGGAAGTGTATAAGTCATGCCCCCTTGTTGGAGAGATTGATGACTATCTAAAAATACGTGGATTCAAGCGAGTTCACACAGTTATGACAAACGAAGGATGGGGAGATGCATTGTATGTATCAACTACCACATGCTGATATCGTCAATCTTGCATTCACCCTCAGGCTCGGCATTTGCCTTGTCCACCTTCTGCTTGATTTGATCGCGGTAATCCACGAACGCTTCTTCCTCGTTTCCTTCGGGCAGACGCGTCTCATCCAGCAGAATGCTCACGAACCCCGTGCCGCACGGAGGCTTCTGGCCGAACATGATGTTGGCCGACACACCTTTCATAGAATCAAATTCGGCAGATACGGCGGCATTGAACAGAATCTTCGAAGTCTCCTCGAATGACGACTTGGCGAGGACACCGTTATCATGCTTGCCCATACCGAACCGATTCACGCTGAGTAGGCGGCCCTGATACGTCATCGAATCTAGGAGCACGCTCATGTGGTGGTAGTTGACATACGCTTCCTCAAACTGTTCGGCAAACTCGTTGCACGTGGCTTGGCGTGCAGCCTCAATTCCGAACACATCGAGAACCTCGTAGATATGGTTGCTGAAACTGCGCGTGGTGTCCACGCTCTCGTGAGCCAGCAACTCAAACAGGTTGGCCCCCTCTACATCCAAGACATGCTGCTTCTTAGAAATGTAGCCGTTCACCGTATCGTCCCAGATCATTTCCTTGTTTACTTCACGGACGAATACACGCCCGACACCTTCGACGCCCGACACCACGACATCGAGAACACGCTCTTCCAAGAACCGCAGAGTGAGGAGGTTCTTGACTGTATCCTCGGGAAACACGATGCGCATCACAAGCTTCTCAGAGTTGGAATCGGAGTAGACACATTGGAGAATGTGGAGACCCGCTGCACCCAACTTATCTTGGATGAGAACCATATCCTGAATATTGCGCGCTGCCAACTCTGTGTCATCGAACTCAAGACGCATGACCCACTTGGATGCACACTCGGGCTTACCTGCCGAGAAACGCTGGTAAGTCTGGAGAATCTCACGGTCATCGGCCACCACAGATTCTGTGGTGAGGGGGAACGGATCGTAATACATCCGCACAGACTTGGTGATATCGCGCACTGTTGTCTGCTGAATCTCCCGCTTCATCATAATCGCCTGCTCGTAACTGTCGGTCGTAGAATCAGACTTCAAGTAAACGAAGTTCAGGGGCTTCTTAGGGTTGCGGGGAATATCCAGAAGTTCCTGAATACGCGGCAGACCTTGGGTTGCACCTGCCTTTACAGTGCCAGCAGAGTGGAAGGTGTTCAAGGTAAGCTGCGTCGTCGGCTCACCAATAGACTGGGCAGCGAGGGCACCAACCATCTCGCCCGCATGAACTTGGCTCTTGATGTAACGGAATCGGATCTCACGAATCATCTCGTCGAAGATCGCTTTGGTGAAGCGGTGGTCGAGAATACACTTGCGAGGAGCAAGGTAGAACCGCAGAAGACAGTGGAATACACGGTTCGGAGCCATCCATGGCTGCTTCATCAACTTGGTGAGTTCATCGATAATATACTGTGGTGTGAGATCGGTCTTGGTCGAGTAAGGATTGCGATACTTCTCGATCATACGCTTGAGATGAACAGGGGAGAGAACCTCGGTCTTCTTGGTCATCAGGAACACGTGATTGACCATCATCTCACGATCCGCAATGATCTCTTCGACAAGATCGGGGGCTTCGGTAATCGTCTCGGTCAGGAACGGTGTGAGTTCCTCAACTGAGAGCGCATAGTTCTTATAAATATCCTCAAGCGTCATCTGACCCAGTGTAATGGGTTGGGACTCAACACACGTGGAATCAATCCCGTCCTCGCCATAACGATACTGAATGATGGTTCCTGCATTGTTGCGCACCGTGCCATCGTGCTCGACCCGCATATCTTCCATCGTCTTCATCATACGACGCTGGATGTAACCAGTATCGGACGTCTTAACAGCAGTATCAATAAGACCTTCACGCCCACCCATCGCGTGGAAGAAGTATTCGGCAGGACGGAGACCTTGGACGAAGGAGGACTCTACAAATCCACGGGACTCTGCGCCATCATCGAACTTCGTGAAGTGGGGAAGTGTGCGATCCTGCAAGGTGAACTGCACACGCTTACTATCAATGATCTGCTGACCTAGGAGAGCCACCATCTGAGTAATGTTGAGATCCGAACCCTTGGCTCCTGACTCAACCATTTAAACGAGACGGTTGTCACGAGGTAGAGTATCCATCACCAACTTGGTGATCTTGGCAGACACATCCTTGAGTGCACCCTGAATCTGGTTTTCTAGTTCCTCGCCATCGGAGCGACCGCTGTTGTTGAAGAAGGTTCCTGCATGAACGTCCGTGAGAATCTCTTGGACGCGCTTACGACCCTCAGCCAATGTCGCCGCTACGAAATCCATCGTCTCCTTGTTGGATTCTAGATCGGAGGCGCCCGTAGAGAAGCCAGTGTGGAGATTGAATTTCGTGACCACTGACTGAACCTCGTTAATGAACTGCCCACACCGTTCATGGCCGAAATCGTTGAATAGCACGTGAAGCACACCCTCGGATGGAGTGTTGAATGCACCCTTTTTCAGCAAACCTTTCTTGAGAATACCGTTCTCGATCTTGATTCGCTCATTGAAGTTCATGAGGGGGAAGGTGGCGTAGATCACATCCATACCTGTGTGCGGCTCTCCCGTCTTCTTGAATGCAGATAGTGGACGCCGAAGTTTAGCCATGATATTCATCACGGCATGTTCGGGAATCCGAACCTTGGGATTAGAAATGCGGAAGGCACCTGTGAGTGTATCCTGCACCATCTGAATGATAGGAGCATTGGTGCGAGGGCTGATAATCAGACGCAGAACAGAGGCCAGTTGAAGCAACTCGGTCTCGGCCAATGAGGACTGTGGTAGGTGGAGATTCATTTCATCACCATCAAAGTCAGCATTATACGGTTTGGTAGCCGATACATTCAGGCGGAATGTAGAACCAGGTAGAACCTTGACGCGGTGGCATTCCATAGATCCCTTGTGCAGCGACGGCTGTCGGTTGAAGAGAACATAGTCGCCATCAATCATGTGACGATGCACGATATCACCTTCATGGAGATCAATGAGTTCGGTGTTCACATACTTTAGGGAGATCGGGCGACCAGCCTCCTTTAGAAATACGGTTTTGGCACCAGGATACTTCACGCCGTTCTTAACGGCTGCCATCAGACGATCACGATTGTATGGCGTGACAATCTCGGGCTTGGTGAGATTCGACGCAATCTCTTCGGGGACTCCCAGTTCATCGACATCAATATTGGCATCGGGCGTAATGACGGATCGGGCGGAGAAGTCTACGCGCTTACCCATGAGGTTACCACGCACACGACCCGTCTTGGCACCCAGACGAGACTTGAGGGTCTTGAGTGGGCGGCCAGAACGCTGGGCAGCAGGAGCCATACCCTTGATATCGTTATCCACATAGGTTGCCACATCAAACTCCAGAAGCTGGGTGCGCTTCTCAATAATATCGCGGCTTTGGCCACGATCAATCTGTTCACGAAGGATCTGGTTGCTGCGCACAATATCAATCAACTTATGCGACAGATCATCGTCCATACGCTGATTGTCCTCCATCATCACAGGTGGACGGACCGTGAGAGGAGGAACTGCCAAGACTGTGCACACCATCCATGCAGGGTGGGAATACTTGGGATCAAATCCAAGAATCTTCACGGTAGTATCGGTGAACCGTTGGAAGCAGCGAAGAACCATCTCGGGCTGGAGGGGGACAGACTCGTCGCTGCCGACCAACTTGCCTTGGAGGGTACACACTGTTCCTTGGATCTTCTCCACCTTCTTGAGAACCTGAGTCCCGCACGTTGCACAAACTCCAGCCTTGTTACGGAAGGCTTTTGTAATGTAATCGACCGAACGGCTGCGGATATCGGAGAGACGCTCCATACCCTTCAATTCAGAATTCAGGAACATCTCCTCATTGTATGTATCATGACCTGCAATGTAGAGGGTAGAGCAGTTGATACATACACAGTTCAGGACCTTGATCGTGTAATCAAGGAATTGGTAGAGATAGACTGGACGGGCTAGCGTAATGTGTCCGAAATGGCCCTGGCACTGCAAGTTCGTGTGCTTGCAAGTCGGGCAAACCTTACCGCTCTCAATTACTCCCAAACGAGCATCAAACACACCACCAGGAACAGGGTTATTTCCTTGATGGGTCTTGTCGGTTGTGACTTCCACCACCGAACGTCGGAGGATTTCCTCGGGGGAGGTAATACCGAACTGGATACCCACGATCGACATTGTATTCTTATTAGACTATCCCGTAATATCTTTTAGCGATCCGTTCTGAGCGAATATTTCCAAGGTGAGTATAACGACGGTGCAATGATTATCTTCAAAACTATACTCACCGACAAACAGATTGAAGATTATAAACGCCCCGAAGGCACGAAAACCTATGAGTGCGGAGGAGGATTAAACTGTGCCTTTTGCACGCTCAAGATGCTGGGAGTCTACAATCCCGAACTTGAAGAAACATCAAAAACGTGCGGGCCCAGATTCAGGGCTGGAAATATGGTGAAAATCGAAGAGTATATCATTGCAGTCAAACAGGTCGTTGCTGACATGACGGAAGAACATCATGAGTTTGCGTTAGTGCAGGAAATCGGACAGCCAAGTTTATCCCTCGCTAAAATTGCTGCGAATCTTGAGCCGTTGGAAGCCTGTTACTTTATTTATGGACGGTCTGGTAGGGGAGGTCATGCTGTAGTTCTTCGTAAGAATGCGGAAGGAGAGGTCGAACTGATTGATCCCCAGCGTGGATCGGACGATGTTGGAAAGGAGTTTGGGTTCACTGCTGAGCGGGCAGCCGAATTAGGGATTAAACTGACTCCTCAATATTATCAGGTTCGTGGAATTCCCGCGATTGAAGAAGTGATGATTGAACAGTCTGCATTATTCAAATACTGGGACTCAAAAGAGCAATTGATGTCGGATATTCCCCACTTTATAGTGGGATGTCTTATGGTAGATTCGGTAGTGGGACTCAAGATGCTGATTGATGATCGCGATACATCGAAGTTGATGGACGTAGAAGACATGCCGAGTCTGAGTCCGAATCCGAGTCCGAATCCGCCGATGGATGTAGAGGAGACAGAAATGTCGGAGATGGAGATGGAAGGGGGCAGGATCAATCAAACTATGACATATCCAATGACACCTGAAAAGGGAATGTCTGACAATGACTCAACGCTAGATGTTAAGCGAGGAGAAATACTTGATCCGACGGTAATGAAAAAACTGGTTTTGGCTATTCAGAAAACAGCTACTACCAAGATTGATCCTGCATTATTTCAAACCATCGTAAAACTGCTTGGAATACCCGATGGAACCGACGTGATCACACATTTACTAGAGTTACCTGAAGAGGAGTTTGAAGAAGAAGAAGAAGATGAAGAAGAACAGACGGGAGGCGCTGCAGTCATGATAACTCCCGAAGAGTATAGAACTCAAATTCGAGACTTTTGGACAACAAATCAAGCAGACGATCGAGTCAATAGCACATTTTATCTTATTAAAAAGGCGCTAGAACTCCATAACGTAGAGAGAACTCGTATTTCAAAAAAGGGAATCCTGAAAGGGTATGAACATCCGAACCCAACAGGTCAATGTAAAACGGTTAAAGGCGATGCAGTTGGGAACATATGCTGGCTATGCGGAGGATTTGCTCCCTACAACTGGAAAAATCTAAAACCAGAAACTCAGATGGGTATATGTAAATTATTTTTTAACCGAAAGGAATGCGAACATATTCTTCCAGTAAATCTTATGTATTTTCTCAAAACACTTGTGAATAAGCAGATACCTCCTACAACAGAGATTCAAAAGAAACTTCAGAAATTGCTGTATGATAATAGTTGCAGGCTTTGCAACTCAAAAAAGGATAACGGGCTATATATACGAACACAAACAACTGATGGAGATATTGAACCCCACATTCCAAATATTCTTTCGGATGTTCTTACATTTTTTACAGTATACGGTTCAACTACAGAGCCGTGCGAGAGTGGAAATGGAAATATGGGAGATGTTCCAGCAGAACTTGGGAGTGTTGGAAGCCTTGTCCATGTAAAGGGTAAATACTATCCTAATGTCATTCGTGCACAGTTGAGTCCTGGGTTTGTGCCTTCACCTACAAAACAGTATACACAGGCCGATAAAGCCAAACAGTTATATGGTCCTGGACCGATATTATCGAGCATACAGACTAACTATCCAGAAGCATACGACAAACTGACATCCGAACCAGGCATTACTGAACTGACTACCTCTAGTTTTGGTAATGAGGTTCTTCCTCATGTCACAACTATTCTCAAAGGAAAGTTGCACACCGCATCCTCACTTGAGGGTCCATTTAAGGACATAGCAAGAGTGGATCAGAAGGTGGCCGTCGATTGGATTCTTCGTCGTTTCTGTATTATCTATGACAAGATGAAGGCAATATGCGATGTTCTGAATAGTCCAGAAGGCAAAGCCCTATGGAATACACAGACAGAGTCAATTTTATTAGGAACAGGAGATCCAATGAAACAAATTAAGGCTCTTGCCGTTATTAACAACGGTCCCGAATCTGAACGTACTCGGCTAGACAGAATCAGCAAGGGATCGGTCGGAGAAGAATCCACCGATGAACGGCTCAGTCCACCATCACCTCCTACCGCAAAGAGAGGACGTATAGAAGAAGAAGAAAGAGAAAATACTGGACAGGAAGATGATGTTATAGTTGTTGAGGAACGACAAGCAAAACGGCGACGTATAGGAGGTATCGACATCTCCGTTCATCGGGGAGGTCGGCGTGTCATAGATGTAGAGATCTAATAGGTTTACTTGCAGATTCTGTGATATATACATTAAGTATGCTGAATATCTTCATACCAAATCATGGTGTATGGAACATTTATCATTTCTTATTTTTTATGGCTGCCCATCTTCAAGACATAGATGGCACGCCCGACAATATAGCTATAGATCTGAAAAACAACTATTTTGCCAGTCATCACAACTTTGCATCTGAGATACTTATGATTATGTATCCCACAACAACGATTGTGCAGGCAACGACTTGTCCCCCAGACTACACTGAACTTAAGATAATTACCCCCCCAGACCAAACTGGTCGCGAGGATCCTGGAGTCTACGAAAAGTCATATGATTATCTACGGACTATCTTCCTTCCGCTTCTCAAAGTGTATACTCCAGAGAAAACGTATTCAGAGTATATTTATCTTACTCGAAACGGAGAAGCCGACAAACGACTCGTCTTAAACGAAACCGAATTATTGGAAAGGCATGCTCTTAAGAACTTTCAAGTTGTTCATTTATCGAACATGACTTTTATGGAGCAGGTCTACATGTTCAATCATGCAAAGTTCATTCTAAGTCCCCATGGTGCAGGTCTGACGAACATTTTGTTCTGTGACAAAAAATGCAGGATTATTGAACTTGTGACCCCACATATGAGGAAACTTATGCACTTTGAAGCAATTGCTAAGAGTCTTGGTTTAACGTACTGTAAATTTAGCCAGGTTATCCCAAACGATCCCAAATACTATTCGTGTTACAATGATAATTTCATTGTAGATATTGACGCTCTAGTGGAACACATATTTAAGTTCCGATCCGAGCAGCATACGCAAGTTTGAACAGTTCAGGTTCAATCTTCACATCCACCACTTCCAGTGTAGTTTCCAAAAAGTCAATGAGGGCACCATACTCCTTTCCCTCCTGGGCCAGAAACACTTTGAGCTCCTTGATCTTGTGATCATCTAACCAATTTAGGAGAAGGCGAACCATGCGGTCATACACCAGTTTGTCCGCATACGTCACGGGTCTATTTTGACGAGTGTACATTTCCAACTCCTGGAGGGGGGTTGGTGATAGGTTGGGCGCTCGCATCCCTCTCTAGGTTTGTATCTGTTAGTAGAGGAACCTTTAAAGTTAAAGGGTGTAAGGGATCGTCTGAATACACCGATGTATGCTCTACCTGTCCACAAATATCAGGGACATCAAATCCTGGAATCTTTCCGAACTTATCCATACATTTCTTACGAATATCTTTCGGAATCATATAATTCGTTGCTGACACCGTACTGATATCCTGTTTAATGTATTTCAGGAATGTCGAACAGTCCTTGCGCCCGTTCGGAGGAACTGCTAATTGTTCCTCTAATTTACGGGTGATGCTGCTCCATTGAACGCTCGCCTGCTTGAAATTATTGGCCATGGTGATCCAATCAAACTTGTCCTGGAGCATACTGATAATTCCTATAGCGACTGAGACACATCCTAAAATTGTGGAGGGAGGAATTGAGGTGACTTGAGCTGGGGTTCCAACAATCAGATTCGCAATTCCACTCAAAGAAATCGCAATATTCACGGTAATCGACATCGCCGTTGAACGCACGGAGTAACGAGAATACGATTCGTTGTTCATCCATTCAAACGATTTGGCCTGATCGCACCAGTTTGCTAGCATAGTATCAATAGAGGATGACCATTGGAGTCCAGATGCTATATCAGGACTCTCCTCTTTTGTTTCAGACATCACCTCTTGTTCCTTATTGAGGTTTTACCGCATTCGAGTCCTCGGGAGTCTGCGTATCGTGGGGAGTGGGGAAGTAAGGGACATAGGACTTCCAGACCGTGAACGCAAACACTGCAAACCCGATTATTCCAAGAAGAATGGTGGACCACGAGATGCCGAACATTTATATGTGTACGCCAAAGGATTTAAGCAATTCATACTCAATCATACGTGGAGCGGAGATAGCAAAGCCTGGTTTAATGCGCGAGTCTTAAGATCTCGTAGAGTAATCTTCGTGGGTTCAAATCCCACTCTCCGCATACCCAACAACACCCATAGTTTAGTGGTAAAATGAGGCCCTTCCAAGGCTTTGTCCTGGGTTCGATTCCCAGTGGGTGTAAACTAAAAAAGGTCTTTTTAAGGATTAATAATAATTCTGAAACAGATCAACGTCAAAGCAGAGGCATTACAACTGCCTCAATATCTTCAAATCCTAACTTATATTTGCGAAGATCGCCTGCTCGAGGGGTAGCGCATACAAGCATACGTTTGTCACTCTCCCCGTATGTTGTTGGGTCTGGGTAATCATCGGTGATAGTAGCATACATAAACAGCTTTGGAGAATACTTGAGAGCGAGAGATAGATCGGTCTTCCATCGTTCACGAGAAGATGTTTTGAGGGCCATTACAGGGTAGTCACTGATGTGCGTTCCAGGCACAGGGTTTCCAAATACGATATCTGGAATACTTGTACCTCCAGACTTGACAATAAATCCCTTATTGTCCAAATGGACCTGCCGAGAGTAAGGGATGTTACGTTTTTTAAGTGCGGACTCTACCCAGATCTGCAGAAACGCCCCTCCCCCCTTGGATTGAAAGCACGATACGCATTCATTATAGATTTCATTTAGTCTAGTATCTGAATACTCCTTGAATTCTGGAAACTTCATACGAAGACGAGTGATATGTTTAACACGCTGGGCAGCTTCAAATGCGACATATTCGGAGAGAAGAGCTACGTTGTTCATCTTGAGATTGCTTTCTCCTGTACTGTGAAAAGCTAGATCCGTTTTCACCGCAAAACGAATTACCTCGTGACGCAGTATAAGGAGTAGCACGTGAAGAGAATGCCGCACATATACATTCTCGAACTGGCTGAGTCCAACTACTTTATTGGCAGGTGCGAAGATTCTGAAGATCTCAATGAGAAACTCGATAACCACTTTCTTGGCAAGGAAGAGATGCTAGATCGGTTCAATAAAAGGGTTACGCTTCCAGTAGTGCGTGTAGACAAATTTATACGCGATATCAGTCCAAAAGGTGAAACTGATTGTATGCTCGCATACATTCTCCTCTACGGAATGCTAAAAGTTCACACAAATCTATACTGCTATCGCTGCGGACACGTGGGTCATTACAAGCGGAATTGTCTGTCCCGCTGGCATAGGAACGATTATGAGTTGGAGGATTAAATATGTCAACTAAGACATAATATGTCGTTTTTTGGTAAGATTGCTGAACAGGCGAAGTCCGCTGCCATGGCTCAGATTCCTGCGGCAATTGCGGCAAGTAAGGGACCGATCATCGACGCGATCAAAACCTATATCCAGAAAAATCCGTCGCAGGCTGTTGTGATCAAACAAAATCTTGCGGAAATTTCGGCGGGAGTTCAGAAGGCTGGAAGTCGTAAGCGTCGGACTATGAAGATGAAGGCAGGCCGTCGGATGCGGAAGACGCGGGCGCGGGCAGGAATGAAGATTCCTGATACTTACAAGCCGTATGCAAATACTACTGATGAAAAGGAAATGAAGATGAAGGCATAAATCTACTAAATGCTTTAGGTACGAGCCGTATCGTACATATAATGAGCCAAGATACTGGAAAGTTTCGTAAGAATGAGAAAGATCAGTATTATACGAAACTGCCCGTTGCAGCCAACTGTATCGGCCAGATTCTAAAAGTATGTTCTGATCCAACAACCTATCAATGGATTGAACCGTCAGCAGGAAGCGGATCATTTCTAAATGCTCTACCTACAGGGTTTGATACTCTGGGAATTGACATCGAACCAAAGTGTTCAGGCATACTTGCTGGAGACTTTCTTTCATGGACACCTACGACTGAACGTAACCGTATAATTTTCGGCAATCCTCCATTTGGTCGACAAGGATCTCTTGCCAAATCATTCATTAAACATGCAGCAGAGTTTGCAGATATTATCGCCTTCATTCTTCCTCGTTCATTTGTCAAACCAAGTATGAATCGAGCATTTCCTCTCAGGTTCCACTGCGTATACAGTGAAGAACTCGAGAAGAATTCATTTATGGTCAATGAGAAAGATCACGATGTCCCGTGCGTATTTCAGATCTGGGTGAAGAAGGATGTGAATCGAATTCCTCCTACCCCTATTTCTGAAGAAGGGTTCAAGTATGTAAAGCACGATGAACCGTTTGATATTGCGTTCAAGCGTGCAGGTGGTCTAGCTGGACAATGTTACACTCCTTCCACCACTCTAAAAGTATTCAATCCCCAATATCATTACTATTTCAAATTGGATGCAGAGTATCTCCCGCATATTGAAAAAATTGTAAATAACGTAAATTCTCATATATTTCCCAGCAATACTACAGGTCCACGAAGTCTTTCCAAATCAGAGGCCAATGAGGTATTAAACTCGGTTCTTGCGAGTTCGCTGTCCTGAAACTATACTGTTGGTAATCCAGACACCGCGAACGACAGCTGCATCTTCCGAATACCGAACAAGGCTAGGAGGAATCACAGTGAGTGTGCACTGTAGACGTCGCTGCGTCTTCGAGTCAATTTTTGAATTGAAACGAAGAGCTGACCTTTTACTGAGTTCTTTGGTCATCTGGTTGATCCGTGCACGACGAATATTGAGTTCAGGAAGTGGAATGTTTGGAGGAACAGATTGAATCTCCCGAATAAGAGTTTCAATTTCATCGCGCGTAATATCACCAAACAGTGCACGCTTATCGTCCAGAGAGAACTCAACAACTTTATGAATTGTTTTTCTATCCCCCCTCTGGCGATAATAGATAACAATAGCAGTATGAAGTTCGTCAGGAGTGTAATCGTAAATGCGCATAACATCACCCATTCCAATGCTGTTAGATCCTGTCACTTTGATCGAGACATTCTCATTTCGATTGAACTTGTTGAACTCTTTTGGAATATCGTGAATTGCAGTATACGATATGGGAAGATCATAAACACCAAATACTTCCTCTTCTACGATTGTTTGAAAGGCAAATCCGTGTTGTTGACTAGCAGGCATAATTTGTTGATAGTCAACCAGATAAAAATAGTTAGAATCCGTTTTATCTATATATTCAAACACTAATGATGAGAAGGAGAAGGAGAAGCACTGAAGATATAGTGAGGTATCGCATCTGTGATAGAATTACGATCGAGGGAAAGGACGAGATCGTCCCGTCCCTCGCGCGTCCAAAGCGTTCCCTTGATTCCACTACGTTCACCCATACGAGCAGTCTTACGCACATTTTCTGCAAAGTTCAGGAGATCAGTGCGTCGAAGCACCAGAAACTCGGTCTTGTCCTGCTGGAGAGCAATATGGTCAGCGGATCCGTAGATCCAACCAGGATGTCCTCCCACTGTCTTGAACTCGACATAGATAAGGGAAGGATCTGGGACCTTTCCTCGACCTGCACACTTAATCGCCTTGACTTCTACGCGTGATCTATCCTTGTCCCAGAAAGGCGATGCCACGAAATCGAAGTGCTGGTAGATATTCTGCTGCTTGGTGGACGGATGAACACCGATCTTATGATGTTGACATACGAGCTGGAAAGCCTGCTCAGCATCGCTTCCCATTCGATCAGTGTGTGCGGTTGCGTAATATCCTCCTCCCATCATTTTATTTTATTTTATTTTATTGTTGGTGTTCTTGAGATTTAGAACTAACATATCCGTTTTAACGAACTCAAATATAATAGAATGGGTTCCCGTCAATCGAATACGTCATGGTGCTGGAGTCCCCGCCAACGGTGCCATGAACACGTGCCTCTTGTCAGAAAGTCGTATGAGCAACAATATGAAGAGGAGGCCGAAGAAAAGATAGCAAAGAAATGGTGGGCTGAAAATCGGTGGAGGTTCGTGGAAGGCCGAGATCCCAATATCTTGGGGATTGGAGACTGTGATACATCGGACAATCCATAATTCACCAAAACGGATCGGTCGTTCTCCACTCTTTTTGGTTGGTATACCGCACAGCAGAAGCATAGCAATCAAAATGAGCAATAATACTGCATCCCCTGTCTTTATCGATGATCTGATGATGAGCCTCCTAGAGCTTGATGATGGATTTATTCGTATGGAGTATGAGAAGGACTTTCCGCGTCTACTTCCTCCTCCTGATACTCATCGTCCTCTCCCTCTCACTGACGAACAGATCAAGGAAAAGGGCGAGGCGTATTGGACCTATCCTCTGCGTCTCAAATATTACGAAGAGAAGTGCTACAATGCATTTGTGAAGTGGAATCGCAAGTGTGTAGAGAGTATGAACAACACTGATCTCAACCATCTCGCTTGGATATGCGGAAAGATGGCAAAGTGCGAGCTGAAACTCATGGATGAGGAGTCGGGTGCATGCTTCCACGCACACGCCTTCTTCTTCGATCAGAATAAGAGTCTCGTCATCACTAATCCCCGCTAAACACTAAATATTCAAAACGAATCAGTCTAGTCCCAGTGTTTTTCACTGGCATACAACGATGCCGCGGTATACTGCGTGCTATGACGCATACTTGGAATTCATTGTTCCCAATTCAGTGAGTGAATATCTACTGAATGAGGATGATGCAAAGAATGATGGGAAGACTGTTGGTTCATGGTGGATTCGGCACGGCACATTCTACTATATTGACAAGGAGGGGAAGAGACAGGAAATTGATAATGAGGGTGAACATGAAGTAGATTACAAACGTCCAACTGGCGATGTCATGATTGATGACTGCGAGGATGATGATGATGGTGAGGACGAGGACGAGGACGAGGACGACGATTAAAAACGGATGATGTGTATACTAAAGTTTTTCAGTATCATACAAACCAAGATGCCTTACCTTCTTCGTCGCAATAATTGGGCATGGGGAAAGCCGTGCACATGCTGTCGGCAATTTACAATTGATCAAGCGAAAAAAGAGGAGACACGGGCAAAGCGGGCTGCTCGTCGCGCTTCTCGACTCCAGAATCCGCCACCAGAAACAATTCAAGAGACAACTGTTCCGACTCTCCGTTCTATCATCACTCGTCAAATGACTCAGTATTACGGATATGGATACTTTAGTTGAGGCATACATGCGTAATTAGTGGATAATGCAGTATCATACTATTTAAGGGAATTCTTCTGATGAATATAATGTCAAGTGAAGGTCCAATTTACAATACAACCGATTTTCCCAAGCTTAAGTTGATTGAAGACAATTGGGAGATACTTGCATCAGAAATACCAGTTTTTGATATAAATAAAAAATATCCTAGACGCGATGATCGATTTCCATTACATATGCCAGAAGCAGAGATAGATAAGATTGCTGAAAACTATACTGAGGGATGCTGGATTGAATCATGGTATGGAGATCATATTTGGTTCACTTTTCCATTTGTATTCATGGACAAAATTGTGAAACAGAATTCATCCTATTGTCCCCGATCACTTGAAATCATAAAGGAGTTTATGGCGGATACTAATATTGTGATAGCGGGATATTCACTTCTTATTCCTCATTCGAGTATCATTTCCCATACTGATGGAAAAAAAGAGAATGATTTTATGGCATCAAATATGCTCCTAACAGGGAATACAGATGCCTATCTATGTGTAGATTCTCAAGAATTTTATCATCATCGGGGGAAAATGGTGATTTTCGATCCAACCAAAATACACTCTGCTTCAAACAATAATGATACTCCTAGAGTTATTTTTTCGCTAGATTTCAAGCGAACATATGTACCAAATCTCGCTAAGTTCTATAAATCATTATCCATCCACCCACCCACCTAGTTGACTAAAATGGATATGATTTATCTAATTTTATGAAGGGTTAAATCATAGATGCCTATTCCTTATGATAAGACTCGTTTGGATGAACTCTGTCTTCGCGATGGAGCAACTCTTATTGGTGAATACGCATTAGTGAATAGGGAAATAAAACCTAAATTTAGATGTTCTTGTGGAAAAGAGGAAGATAATCGAACATTTAGGGATATGTGTAATAAAGGAGCATTCTGCCACGAATGCATATATTCAAAAGCATCCGAAAAGCGTAATAACACTGTGAAGACAGTCTATGGTGTTGAATGTGTTAGCCAAATAGAATCTGTGAAGGCAAAACGTGTAGATACAAATATGGAAAGGCGTGGTGTCGCAGTTCCATTTCAAGCAGTAGAAGTAAAAGAAAAAAGTAAAGCAACAAATCTAAAACGTTATGGAGCAGAGCATCCCCTTCAGAATACAATAATCATGGGCAATTTAATGGCAACTAATTTAGAAAGATATGGAAATACTTGTTCTTTACAGGCCGAGTCAATAAAAGAGAAGAGTATTATAACGTTACAAACTAATTATGGAGAGAATATTACCAATGCATTTCAAGCAGAGGAAGTTAAAGAGAAATCTAGAGCCACAAATCTAGAACGACTTGGTGTTAAATATCCAGGTCAATCAGAAGAGGTAAAAGAGAAGTCTAAGGTCACAAACTTAGAACGCCGTGGAGTAGAATATCCAGGACAATCTGAAGAGGTAAAGGAGAAGTCTAAAGCTACAAACTTAGAACGACGCGGTGTAGAGCATTCATTTCAGTCAGACGATGTAAAGCAAAAGAGTAAGGCAACACATCTGGAACGATTGGGTGTAGAACATCCACTTCAGAATCCAGACGTAATGGCAAAGAAAAATGCAACAAACCTAGAAAGGTATGGAGTAGAACATCCGATGCAGAATCCAGATGTAATGGCGAAGAAAAATACAACAAATCTAGAAATATATGGATTTGAACACGTGCTTCAGAATCCAGAAATAATGGAACGTCAGCAGAAAAATTCGTTTAGTTTCAAGGATTTCATCATGCCATCAGGGGATGTGCGTAAAATTCAGGGGTATGAAGCATTTGCATTAAATGAACTTATGAAGGTGTACACAGAAGACCAAATTATAACAGGCACATCTAATGTCCCTCGTATTCTATATACCGATAATGGAAAGGAAAGATACCATTATCCAGACATATGGATTCCACACGAAAACAAGTTGATCGAAGTAAAGTCAACAAAGACATATGAATGGCATAAAGACGAAGTTCTACAGAAGAAGAAAGCATGTGAAGAACAAGGCTATCTTTATGAGATTTGGTGTTTCGATGGTAAAGGAAACAAGATTGAATTGTAAATTTATTTACAGGTGAAACTAAACCTGAGACAAACTTAGAGAGTAGCAGGATCTACCATAAAATGCCGAACGACTGCTGGAACCACCTGACGATTACCGCCAATGCCCTTGAACTCGTCAATATCATGAACGGATTCATGCACCTCCCAGAGGGGACATTCAAGATTTTTGAACAAGGGAAAGAAGCTGTCCACATGAAGCTATGGAGCCGCTGGAACCCTGATTTTGAGATGCTTGAGGGACTGCTCTCAAAATATCCGTCGTGCTGGATCAAGAATGAGTGGTCGGAGGAGGGAGGAAAGGCGGGTGTTTGGATTGGAACTATGCGAAGTGGTGAGAAGCAGATCTCTCGTCTGGAGTGGGACGATATGTGTCTAGAGGAGCGGATGCACCGCTTCCGCACTGCGTAGTATGTAAAACGAATCCGTCCCCTCCCAAACCTAAACAGGTAATACAACGATACTAGAATGGGAGGCCAAACTGCATTAGGATACTACGACAACGATACTCACCTTATCACCTACTGGTTCATGCGTGATATGAACCCTCTGGAATTTGCACACTATTTGAACGAGCCACTCAATGTCATCAAGGATGTGGCTCGTCCCCTAATTCAGGGCAATTGTCTGCTGGAAGATTTCAAGAGCAAGGAGTTCCAGGATGAGTATGATCTCGTATGGGCTGCCGTGATCATGGAAGGCTCCATTGTGTGCTACGATCAACAGCATGTGATCATCATGAAGAAGCGGAAGGATTAAGAACGACTGCGACGATGACGGCGGGTAGTTCGACGACGAGAAGATCCCAAGAATCCTCGAATAAAAGAAGGAAGGAAAGGGGGCAGATCCTTTTTCACTCCCACTTCAACTGCCATCGTCTGGTTCTGTGCTCGCACGATTTTCTTTTTTGCGTCCTCAAGAGCCACAGGATACTTTGCGAGTGTATCATACACCACTTGAGGTTTTGCACCCGCTTTCAGAAGCATCTTGATGATTTTATTAATTTTTACAGCTGTTGGAGTCGTTGCGTCGGTGAGTGGCATATTATCGGCTGCCCAATACAGTGCAGTCCCGCCCTCTGACCCTTTAGCATCCACTTGCGCCCCCGCATCAATTAGGATCTGAACAAGTTCAGGTTCATCTGTGTGCACTGCTTCAATCAGTGGAGTATTTTGGTCATCTGGTTTCACAGTATTTGGATCTGCGCCATACTCAAGTGCCTCTTTTACTTTCGCCACATTCTTTGAACGGATTGCCGAAAATAGTTCGGATTCCGCGCCAGCCCTCTGTGATTTACGGTGGTGACGACGAGTCTTGCGTCCTCCTTGGCGTATGTTTACGATTCCATGGCCTTTTCGTTCAAATGTTTCTTTCGCATTCGGTAACATTCCTGAGAACAACAGATCTTTAAAATACTTTATCTTCTTTTCGTAGTGCGGATCAGTCTTCTTGAGATCCGATATGAAATTTGTAAGTTTGCTATCGAGCATCTCTATTAGATCATAACTAGTTCCAGGCGGATCTCTTGAATTAAGTTCATCTCGTGCATCCTGTATCTCCCACTTCATGCGAGAGATTGATGGGGTAGACATTTTACCGTATCTTACTTATTTTACTGCTCTATATTTTCTAACACAGAGCCAATGAGATGCTACTACCTATCAAGATCAGTCCTCTAACATGGAGCGATTACTCAGCCTGTCGCTTCATATTTGAAGATGTGTTTAATCTAGACACTCTCCAGTATTTCTGGACCGACTGGAAATCAAGGTCAGAAAAGCATTCGTATATTGCCAAATATATGGATGCAGTTGTTGGATTTGCGTTAGTGGATGATACCCAAAACACGATTGAGTATATTTGCGTGCACCAAGATTTCCAGAAACAGAGAATTGGAACGCTGCTTCTCGAAAAAGTTTTGGACTCCATGTCCAACGAACGCAGTATTTATCTACTGACTGCAGGTGATAAACGCTTGGCCACATGGTATGAAAAACACGGTTTTCAAATAACCAAGAACTATTACGAGGGAGGATATGTAGGATCTGATATGGTTCGGAGACAGAGGTGTCGGAGTTCTAGATCATCTACTTCCCTTTCACAAAATCAACAGCAGGTTTAAAGACCATACGGGCAAACTCTTTGACCTGCTTCTTGTAGGTATCGACTAACCAGTTGAGGGCAGAGGTGGAAAGCACTACAAGTCCAGCCGAAAATACTATTTTGCGGTCAAGAGGGGTGAAGTGGGAGGTTCCAGTATACTTATTGAATCGTAAAACTAGAAAGAGGGCGACATAGACTTTAATGTATGATTCCAACTTATCAATGTATTCAGGAGCTGTGTCTACGAGACCTACAAGAACGGCAAGGTAGACTACATGAATAATGAGGACGAGCCAGAGATAGGTTGAGGTATGCAGAGTCCAGATGTCCACCATTTAGTATTAACTATTTAGGGAGATATTCCGTAGTCTAAGTGGTGGTCCTATCGTATAGTTGGTTAGTACGTGAGGTTCTGATTCTCACAACCCTGGTTCGATTCCAGGTGGGACCATTCGCCCCTGTCTCGGGATAACTCAGTTGGTAGAGTGGCGGATTGTAGTAGATAGACTGCTAAGCAATAAAATTCCGCATGTCGCTAGTTCGATCCTGGCTCCTGAGATTGTTGTTTTTTAAGGTTCTTTAGCTCACCTGGTAGAGCATGTGGCTGTTAGAGCGTCGCTAAGCGACTCTGGAGCGCACCGCAAGGTAGTTGGTTCGATCCCAACAAGAACCGTCAAAGATTTTATGTGCGCCCTTAAGGGTTTGGATAAGATCCCTTCTTCATTTTGAACGCCAGTGTCGCACTATTAATGCTATTCTTGGGCAGACGGATATGAGCATATCGTGCATGATTGGGAAAATCAATGCGGCCTTCCCATGATACTCCAGTGTTCACCCATTCAGAAATCTTGGATTTCATATCAATGTAAGCGGGTTCATCTTCACCTACCCCAGTTCGCAGAAGGGCACGAAGTAGTTCAAGTCCTTCTGCAAGTCGTTCCTCTTTAGATTTATCGGCGGGCATTATACTTAGAACTTGTTCCTTCGTCCAAAACGGTATCCAGGAGGAAACACAGGGGTGGGAGGAGGCGGAGGAGGCGGAGGAGGCGGAGCAGCAGGAGGGGGAGGCATTTATATACTTAAAAGCCGAAAAGACGGAGGGGATTGTAACCGTATGCACTCTCCAATCCCGCATGCGAAAGTCCATGAACTCCAACGGCAATAGAGAGAATGAGGATAAGAGTGATCATCTGGAGAAGGGGCAGACGACGAATAACACGGTAATTTATGGCTGCAAGAACAAGGGCAACCATAAGAAGTCCACCATTCAGTGTATGAGCCATCACAGACGGAAGGGTGAAGAACTTGATCATTTATTATATTTACCGAAGACTTAATGTGTCTTGGGCTGGGAGACTACATGCGCAGGGGCAGCAACGGACGCCTTTGACGCGGATAGAACTGGCTTTGTAGCAGAGACTAAAGGCTTATTCGTGCTTCCGTGGACGGCAGACTCGCTCACATGCGTAAGCTTAGAACCAAGAGGGACTCCAGTTGCAGGACCGCGCGCACCAGGGAGGGAAACTAGGTGAGAGGGCATTTATATTAACTGGAGATTTAAAGAGAGAAAGCCGAACCTAGATAAAATGACAACCTGTGTTGTTTTTGTGTGTAATCATGCTTACTTTGATAAGTTTATAGAATCATGTAAACAACTTACAGAAGCTGGAAAATATTATGGACCAATATGTTTAGTTATTACTGATGACTTAGTTGGTAAGGATTGCCTTAAACATCCCTTTCTTGTAAAAAGAAATGTTATTATTAAACACTTCGCTAATTTTGTGTATCCAAGCAATTATATAAATACTATTCGAAAAGTCCGACCTCAATGGAAGTTTGCCCTATCGTTTGTTCACTTACACAAATTCAATATATTTGATGTATTTTTCAAACAGTGGAATTATATTCTATATATGGACACAGGTGCTGGATTTTTTTCTGATATTCAACCACTTTTAGAAAGCAAACGTCCAGGAATATATCTTGGACATTCAAATGCATATCCTTCTTATAAAATTACACTGAAAGATGAATTTGCGAATCTTTCTCCTTATATTGAAAACCTAACAAATACATACGGCGATCTTGATGTTGATTATCCGCAGTCTACAATGGCACTTTTTGATACAAACTTAATTACTGAATCAACAGTTAAGGATCTGTTTAAACTAGCTCTTGAATATCCAAATGCTCTTCAAAATGATCAGACTATAATAGCCCTATACTTTGTTGTTATTCGTAAAGTTTGGAGACAGATCCCTCTAGGAAATGCTAGAACATTGTTTTATGACTGGTGTCCTCGGTGGAAACTTCCAAAGACTCATTATATCACCCTTAAGTATCCAGATTTTCGGGGAGAATGATATAGATTTACACATGCATCGCGCATACAGTATGAGGAGCACTCATATTTCAGTTGGTAGAATCCCTCTCTTATACGCTTTATGTCCGTATGCTTTGTGAGGAGGAGGTCGGCAGTTCAATCCTGCCTGAGTGCAATCCCATCCCAAGCCTCTTTAGCACAGTTGGTTAGTGCATCCGCTTTGTAAGCGGGAGGTCACCTGTTCGACTCAGGTAGGAGGCACTTTTTTGAAGGTCTGTCTAGATCTTCAAAAAATTGTCGTCATACAACAATGCGTGGACTGCGCCTGAAAACTATCAAGCGGTCCCATAATCCTGAGAAAAAGTGGGATGCCGTGTTCGTAAAACCAAACGGACAGACAATCACTCAGCCGTTTGGTCAGAAGGGCTATTCTGATTACACAAAACACAAGAACCTCACGCGAAAGAAGCGGTATATTGCCCGCCATGCTCGGATGCACGAAGACTGGTCTGATCCGACTCGGGCAGGAACTCTGTCCCGCTATATTCTGTGGGGCAAGCCGACGCTCAAGGCTTCTATTCGGTCGTTCAAGAAGAAGTTTCACGTATAGCCGACAAGCGAAAACTCTTATCAAAGAACTCATCCCATGTAAGCGTATAGTCTGACTCTTTGTATATGTTCATTGTTGATACAAACAAGCGAACATAGGCAAAAAAGATAATGCCAATTACGATAGCGGGCGTGAAGTCTACCATTAGTTGAAGATGCTATGCATTCTCCATCGAAAAAAACGAGAGACCCCGAAGAGAAATCGTTCAATCTTATACGCTGGAAGTATACTTCGTGCACCTGAAATCAGCGATCCTTCACTCTTAGCTTTACGAGTAAATGTCCTCAATACCGATGTCCTAGATTTCATGACTGCCTTCACTTTTTCGTCAACGCCCATTTCTGCTCTCAAACCTGTCTTGAACTCCTTCACCCGTTTCTGAAACTCTTTTTTCAAAGTCATAATATCTTTTGTTGTTGCTTTGTAATCTCGCAACGCTTCCCTGACTTCCCTATCCTTCTTCACTTTTTCCATGATTTCTAGACATCGTCCCTCTAATGCAATCTGACCGTTATTCCACCAATTATTATCCCTATCGTTGGCTCCTCCAACTAGAGTGCATAGAGGACAAGATGCCCGATGCTGAAGAGCACGAAGAAGACATTGAGTATGGTAAGCATGGCCGCATTGTAGACGTGAAGAAGTCGCACCTACAATGATGTCGTCAGTGGGGTTTGCCTGGTATACCAGAACATCGAGGGGGTCGTAACAGAGGATACATTCCTCTTGGGCCATATATTGTTCTTTTTCAAATCCTATCTCTAACTTACTTCCTTACTTCTGTTTGGGAAGACGCCGTGTCAAAAGTTCCTTCTGAGTCCCAAACGTAGAAATATCATCCACATCTTCTGGAATACCCTCGATTGCCCTCAGAGCCTCTGCTACACGCTGAGGCTGGTCCGAGAAATGAAGAAGCATCTGGGTGCGAATCGTGTTGCGCTTGATGGGAGGCTTGACAGTGCGCACGCTACGTGTGAGAGTTCCACCCGACATTCCTTCCAACTTGAAATCGTCAACCTCATTATCGCGCATAAAGGTGAGAACATCAGCACCCAGCCGAGTCTTTTCGTCCTGAATAGCCTTAATACGAGTCCGAAGTTGACGCTGCTCGTCATCCAGAGCAATCCAGCGTGTGAGCGTATCCTTTACTGGCGGCGGGTCCATCTGTGTCGACGCTGTTTGTTCTTATGACGATGCATATGTTTAACCCGTTTATGCCGACGAGTCATTCCACCCGCTGTTTTTATTCCTTCTTCTGGTAACTGTTCGGGCTTCGCATTCTCTAAAAGTCCTTGGACTCCTGGAATACTATTGATGGTGTTGGTAATTGCAGTCTTATACTTTGATGAAATCTTCTCTTCTGATCGGTATGCACGGGTCAACATAATTCCCGCGATCGGGATACTGAGTAGAAACGCTTCAAATGCTGTTTCAAAATCCTGACGAGATAACGCAATTGCTGCTGCCAAGAACGCTAGAACCGCCTTGATAATTTCACCTACAACTCCACCCGCTGCACCTGCTTCGGGAACAGGAAATAATCCAGCCCAAGGTTCCAGAACTTCAACATCGGTAGCAGCATTCAGTAAAAACTCAACAAAGATCTCAATACTGCTTGAAATTAGAGAAATAGGGATAAAGGGCAGAAACGGAATTCCGTTCTTCTCAATACCATTCAGAAAAAATACGATATTATGAAATGTGCTTTCTAACGGTTTCTCTCCAAATACTAGGCTTACTAATCCATTTGCTGTATTTTCTACCATATCTCCTACCAGTCCTTGGGCTCCTCCTTTCTGAGCATAGAACTTCTTAAACACTTTCTCCGACATTCCCTGTGAAAAAAGAGGCTGGGTTCCTGCGACAAAATAGGCGCGAACATCGGTAGGGGACAGGAACCTCTTGTTCATAAGTGTTTCTACGAGGTCGAGAGCACGATTCACCGAATCGCGAATCGCGATGCTTTTTGTATGTTTATACACGATTTGTCCTGCTCGGTAATGTGGGTGTTTTCCATTGAAATCCCACACCATGTCTAATGTTATATCTAAGTTAGAATTTCCAGCGGCGGTCACATTCTAAGCAAGTGACAAACGTCGTCATCGGTTCGTCTGCCGAGCGTGTTTGCATCTGGTAGTAGTCACACTTTGTCGTCTTCTTGCATGTGGAGCAGTAGAAGAAGATCGATGCATTTCCAGAACGAGTAAACAATTTCTTATCTTTCTCAATCTGCGCCTCGATCTGGGCTTTCCATCGCTTCGGGTTTAGTTCCACCACCGACATCTCCGCAAATGCAGCAGGAGTAACTTCATTGGAAACAAGTTTCTCTGCCCATCCGTAATTCTTCATATTCTCATAGAACTGAATACACCGACCACGGTAATGGTTCCAGAATGCAGGATTGTTCCACGTCACTTCAATCTCCTGCTTTGCACAGTCGCGAATACACCGCTGAAGAAGCGCAACCTCTAAAGCGTCGGAGATTTCGGTAGTCAATCCAAGTTCAAGGTATCGCTGCTTCACAAGATCGCGGAGAGGGCAGGGAGTATTTACATCGTGAATAATCACCTGTTTAGGCTTGCGCTGTTTGGTAGGCGCAGGAGTATCGTCTTCTTCAGGGCCTTCGTTCTCTTCATCATCGTTATCTCCATCCCCATCCGCGTCTGCATCCGCATCCGCATCCGCATCCGCCTCCTCATCCGCCTCGTCATCATCCTCGCCACCTTCATTCTCCTCGTCTTCATCGGAAGATTCACCTTCAAATGTCCAGTTTGAATAGATGGTTTCATACTCCGACGGTTTTAGATTCACATATGCAGACGATGGCTTATCATAATTATCGGCATTGGAGTTTGCAGAGAGCATCACAGCCATAGATCCCACAAAGATTTCGTCCTGAAAGTTTCCACCAAGAACATGCTGATTCACATTATCATCATCATCGCTGCCTGATTCTGCGAAGATTGTAACCCAGTTATCCTTATCCTGAATCTTGCCCTGAAACTGAAGACCAGGCTGCTTCGTCTTGGTTCGGAGCCATTCAAGAACATCTAGACACTTGGCAGGGACAGTTAGTTCTTGGAGAACACCTGAAGCCTGAATACATGTTGCCAGAACCATTTGCGCGCGTACTCATTCTTTGACGTATGCTCTTTCTAATTGGTTTTGAACTCTCCAAAACGGATCAGCGTTTCGTTGGGAGAAGACTGAGTAATCTACAAGAACAAAAACAACAAACATCATGAGCACGTGGAAAGCCAAGTTTGAAAAGAAGCAGCAGGATCAGAAGGATGCCGAGATGGCGAAGAAGGTGGAAGTGAACGATATTAGTTTCCCCTCGCTCTCGTCCGAGAGTGCGTGGGGTAGTGCAGGTGCAGGTGCAGGTGCAGGTGCGGGCAAGGCGAAGGAGACGCCCAAGAAGAGTTTCGCGGAGATGGCAGCGGAGTGGAAAGAGGCAGAGGAGATCGAGAAGAATCGTAAGGCAATGGAAGCCGAGCGTTTATCGATGGAACTCAAACAGCGATCGGAGTTCTCAGAGTATAGCAACAGTCGATACTACAACTTTGGACAGACACATTCTCGTAAGGAGGATACCTACTACGAGGATGAATATGCGGATGACTATGTTCCTCCTCCCACGGCAGACACATCGGATGACTGGAGGATATGTGAACGGAAGATTCGTCGTGCACCCAAGACGGCAGCTGAGCGGGCTATGGAGATGCATAATGAGGAGGAGGATGCGCCACCAGCGTTCTGGCAGGAGCATCAGGAGGAGAGTGTGTGGAGCAAGTATTAATTAAGCGGAACTGTGTGGAGCAAGTATTAAACTGGAACAGCCGCCACCTTCTTGCGACCCCAAATTAACCAAACAATAATTGAACGAATCAGATTCGGCATAAAAAAGACAATAGTGAAATAGAGACCGCCGATCTTTTTCCCTGCTTCGGTAAAGAACAGAAGTCCAGCAATTGTAATTAGAGTTAGGACTTCAAGAATACCCCAGATTCCGCCCATAGCCATATACTGATCCGTTGCAGCTTGGCGGAAGTTATTACGTTTTTGGGTAGTGGATTCATCAGCCTGTTTATCCACTTCATCCTGAAGACCTCCTTTCTGAATCATCGGTTCCTTCTCCTTTTTTACAGCTCCACCTGGCCGACGGCATTTGAGGTAGAGTTTCCCATCGCGTTGTGTGGTCACTCCCTGAGCATCATAGAAAGTCACTTCGCGATCAGCCACTTCTTCGAGCGGGCGCCGAGATGGTTTCACATCTTTTGCAAGTCTTGCGTAATCAGACGGATCCATAGTCACTGTGTTGGAGTAGACGATCCATATGATATCAGGTTCGCAGGGTGGTGTCAGGCTACTTCCAGTATACATATAATAGGCAGGAGTATCAGGAACAATATCAGTGAGTGACCATGACTCCCCAAGATTTACTTGAGTTGTGTGCGATTCGACAAAGTAAGGAACAAATCCGTTGAAAAACTTGGCAGCAGGAGTATCTCCAGGGGATGTCCTAATAATGACAGACATATTCACTGTCTTTCCAGACGGATGGGTGAATGTAGCCACTAATTCAGCCTCTCCAAACACACTATCGAGAGAATGCTGGGCTGATGAAAAGAGATGGATTTGTCTGCAAGTATATCCGTCTCCGTTTAAGGTGGCCGTAGGAGTGCCATTCGTGAATCCGTTGAGTATCATTCCAGCATTGTCGTGGGACAATTCTGCTCGGCCAACCGAAACTTCATCAACCTTCCATTCGCAAAGACGGTCACATGGAAGGGCAAAAGACTGAGATAAATTTATGGGAGATTGGTGAGGAGCGCCACAGGCCTTATATTTATCAGGCCAATCATGGGCACTATCAAAAATGCTCATCCCGACCTATTCTATTATTACACGGGCAGACGTTTTCTTCTGGTTTTGTAATAATGAGTAACGACCCTACAGTGAGTCTAGCCGCTGCGTCTTTGACGTTCAGCGTCCTCTCTTTTATTACGATTGTTATTGGACTCCTCTTTCTCGTCTTTCCAGGGTGGCTGGAAACAATCAAGACGGCAACCAGCAATGTTTCAGGGTCATCATCTAGCGGCGGACTTCTTGATGGAATCAAGGTATTTGCAGTCCTAGGTGGTGCTTTGGCTCCTGATATTGTTCTTCTGATCGGTTTCATCTCCGACTTGATGAACATGAAATTCCGATTCTCTGTCACCAGTCTTATTGGAATCCTTGCTGTTATTGTCCACTGGGGTATTGGAAGTCTAGTTTTTGGATCTGGTTCTAGCGGTCCTTCCATCATTCAGCAGGTGACACAGGCCGCTACAAATGCCGCTGCTGCCATCGCCCCTGGACCTTCAGCACCCTCCATATCTCCTGGAAACCCAACAAACTCTTCTTCATCATCGTCTCAGTTATTGGGAGTTGGAACCATGACTCCTCCAGTCTTGAGTGCTCTCGGAAAGAAGGCAGAGAAGGCAAAGACTGATGCGGAGTTTGCAACGGCTCGTGCAACGGCTCTTGAGAAGGCGGCAGCATCATCGGTAGGAACACCATCAACACTAGACCTCAATGATTCTCCCAACGCCGCTTTAGCTCGCAAGAGCCGCAGTGCTGCCAAGAAATCGGCAGCGGCAACATCAAAGATGGCAGCTCAAGGTAAATTGGGAGGAGCTCAACTTCCCAGCATGATTGCTGATAAGTTCAACCCGTGTGCAATTCGCGGTCTTGGAATGTTTGATATCAAGGGATCACCGATGGGTCTTGCCGCCTTGTCTGCAGTTTTCACTGTTTACTTTCTTGATATGACAGCTGGAAAGAAGCGCACAACTAATCAGGTAGGAGGATACCTTGGCTTCTCTACCCTTGCTCTCCTATTCAATATTTATGCATACCGTGAATTCGGATGCTTCCAGGATCCTTCGATGATGGGAATTCTAAAATCTGCGGCATTCCCTCTAGTGACTGGATTCACCATTGGTGGAATTGGTTACAGTGTTCTCAAATCCAAGTATGTTGATTTCTTGCCACTAGACGGTCAGGTTCTGGATACAGGAGATGCCACAGGAAGTGGATCTAGCATTCCATCGGAACACAAGCCGTCATGTTCAGCTCCAAATGATGATGACCAGATGGTCTGTGAAGCCTACCAGGATGGTAAACGCATTACTTCGGTAGGGTTGCACTGAGGCGCTTGGCAAGAGCAAAGTAACCCATGAGCTGCGTTCCTGAATGACGACCAACCTCAGTGCCATTGTGGACCGCTACCATTGTTGGGACATGCGTAACCTTGTGAGTTGTTGCCAGATGCTCTGGATCTGCCGTCGTATCAATTGTAATCCAAGTAATCTTGGAGTAGTCCTCCGTCAACTCAGCAACAACGGGCTTGACGGCTTTGCACGGACCGCACGTAGGCGAAGTGAAAAAATACATCGTCGTGGATGCCATACTGTCTTGTCCTGTATTACTCTTCTACCTTTTCTATGGTTAAATGGGTTTTCTCAATCAGGCGGTATGCCACTGCTCCATGAATCTTTGTCTTTTCCAATTCATAGGCCCGAGCATTCATGGTTTTCTTGAGTGCTGAGATGAGTGCCGCCCCGAGAAACTTTGCGTCCAATGATGCTGTATTTGCCAGAATGGCTTTTACGAGATCAGTTTCTGATATCGGTGCACCCATAATTTTTAGGGGAATACCTGTGAGAACTTCATCGGCAGTCGTTCCTGTGCGTATAACCTTTTCCACAAGTTCCTCAAATTTGACGGCCCGACCCAACTCAGCAGCTTTGGTAGCGAGCTGGTCGGCATAGTCATTCCACTTGCTATCTGTGTCTTCCCCACCAGTATGCGCTTTGACATGGACAAACTGATGTCCACCAAGTCCCTCAAGTTCACTGAGAATAGTTTCTAGAATGACTTTGTGGACTACAGGCTTTCCTTCAGCCGTCTTCCAATCACGCTTTCGCCAACCTGAAATCCACTTCGTTAGACAGTTGATGGAATATTCGGAATCGGTGCAGATGCGTACCACAGAGCCTGAAACGTCGCTGATTGTCTTGAGAGTGCGGATGCCCTCCAAGATTCCAGTAAGCTCTGCCGTCTGGTTGGTCTGAGAACCGTCAGCGGACAGAGGACGGCCAAACGATTCGGTAGGCATACTCGGATATACACACGCAAACGCCCCTCGCGAATTCTTACGGCCATTGTTCCGCGAAGAGCCATCAGTGTAAATACTAATCATCTATCTGCTATATGCTTATTCATGTAAAACTACGAGATCCTGCGTCCGTTTTGATTCTTTTCCACAGATCTACCACCTCTTTTGTATTCCCAATATGTGCCACAGGAGCAATGTGCGGCACTGCTTTCAAGTGTTTGGAAATACAACGACTCTGAATAGCGGTTTGAACATTGTTCATGTATTCCACATGAAACCACACACGTGAGCGATAACTTTTGGTCTCTAGCCATCGTCGCAGAGATTGTTGGCAGGCCAGAGATAAAAAATGGGAATGCCAGACCATCAAGAGTTTCACACGTTTTGCAGATTTGGAGGTTACCCAAATCTCAAAAAGTTTTCCAAATTCATCGACCGAGCACACTGATGCTGCATCAATTTCGTGCGTATCAAGTTCAGAGGCGTGTTTGTCGGTATACTCTTTCCATACCCTAATCATTTCACGATCATCCATTGGCTCGTGAAATAACATGTGTGGGGGTGGAAACGCTAAGTCCATTCTTATTCTTGTTATTATACTACTACTCCTTCAGCTCTGAAACTATCTTGCGCACAGGAATCGTCTCCGTCACGATGTATAGACTGTTCTCCGTCAGCACAATGTAGCATCCCTCAGTCTTAAAAAGACGCTGAATTGTTGAGGTATACTCGCTCTCGGACTTCACGAGATACTTTGTATCATCCTTAACACCGATGCAGCACTTCTTCTCGCAACTATCGCGCCAATAATCTAGAAGAATCGGGCGGTCTTCGTCAATAGCGATCTGGGCGGCACGAACAAGAACTCCTGCGGAGGGTAGAACCGAAGGCACAGGGGCAGTGGCAGGGGCAGGAGTAGCCATTTGTATTGAGTCCTTTTTTGCGTTTAAACCTTACGAACGCAGTCCTCGAGCTTGAAGCGGGACCGCATACCAAGACAGTGCGTCTCCGTCTTGGGGATTGCCAGAATGAGCTTGGCCTTCTCGGAGATGAATGTATCCTCCTTGCCGAACAGCTTGGACATTTCAGAGAGGAATGTGACGACTTGATCCACTGACTCGGACACCGTCTCATTCTTAGGCTTCTTGATATTGTCCGTGAAATCGGACAGAACTGTTTCCAGAGCCTCATGGAGCAGGTCTTCGGAAATCAGGCCACGAACATGAAGTTCAGCGGCAAACACGCCAAAGCCGCGGCGAAGCTCCTTCTGCTTGTTCCAAGTGCACACCTTATCCTCAAACTCTGTCTTGGATAATGTGGATAGATCTGGGAAGGCGATGGTCTTAGTCTGATCAAACATCTTGTTGAAGGTGTCCATCGAGCAATAGATCTGGAGATCCTCATGGACAGCGGGAATAGCCTCGCACAGCTGGGCAAACATATCGGCCATAAGCTTCGCGTAGAACGGCATGGAGACACCGCGATCAAACAGGTAGTTGACAATGCGCATGCGGAAGGCGTCGTCGCGCTTAGCGATCGTTTCTGCAATCGTCTTGGAGCGATCCTTGAGATTGGATGCCACGACCTTGTTGACAATGCCCTGAATGGACTCGTAGTCGGGATCATCCTTGGTGCGAATAGTCGCCTTGAGTTCAGCAATGATATCGCGACGCCACTCCATCTCGGTCGGCTTGCGATTCTGTGCGAACTTCTTGTAGTTCGGCTTCTTGATATAGACTGGGGCCACAGGGGCCATCTGCATAGCTGCAATCATGTCCAGAACAGTGGCGGGGATAGGGAGATGGGTCGTCGTGCGAAAGGCGTAGAGCATGGTGGAGTTCATCTTAGTAAGTCGATGCTCTGTTCTAAACAAAGAGAATCCAAATCCGTTTTGGGGCGTTTGGTATTCCGTCCAAAACGGATTTACGAATCTGCAGATAATATAAGTAGCGGCTACAACATGACTTCCTCTTCTCCCCCTTCCATCTCCTCCTCCATTACCGATACCACACCATTCGCGAACACGTGGGTGCTGTGGTACTTTGATCCCCGTAACAAGGACTGGAGCCTCACAAACTACAAGAAAATTGCAGATCTCTCTACCCCCCAACAACTCTGGACCATTATTGCTGCTATTCCTCGCGAAGCTTGGGAATGCGGATACTTCTTCTTCATGCGCAAGGGTTTCCGTCCCATCTGGGAGGTTCCCGAGAACGAGAATGGAGGTTCGTGGAGCAAGAAGATTCCCACGTGCGATCTCTACGACATCGCTATCGATCTCGTTGTCCACTCCGTCATTTCTGCTGACCATATCATGAATTCAAAGCATGAAGCGTATGTTGGCTTCTCCACATCACCGAAAGGTGAGTTCAATATTGTGAAGTTGTGGACGAACACTACTGCAGTCAGTAGTGCGAAGACGTTCCTGAATTCCAATATGAAGATGACGATCACTGAAGATGTCGTCTTCACTGCACACAAATCTCGGCGGTAAGTATAATAATAGTATGGCTACCGTTCCCCGTCGCGGTAATTTTACACGACGAAAGCGTCGTTTTTCTTATGTGGGAAAGTATGATCCTTCGGCTCGGCCAAGAGTGTATGGCGACGAGACGGACGATTATTCAAGTGCAGAAGAAGTGGATATTGACGATGTAGATCATCCCAAAATTCTGCTAGAGGCTCGGGAGGAAGAGGAGAATCGTGCAATTGCAGAAAAGGCGGCAAGGAAATCTCTAGAGGATGAGGCGAAGAAGAAGACTGTAAGTCCGAAGGTGCTCGCGGTTGCACGCGCAGTTGCAAACACTATAAGTCCAGGGAAGAAGGTAACTATCAAATTAAAACGGCGCGGAGAATCAGGAGGAGGAAGCGGACGGACGAAGAAGCACACCAAAAAACAGGTAAAGGGCGATCGCAAGCACAAACAGAATAAACATACAAAACGCCAGCCAAAACGCCGAGATTAAGCGGGGATTTTGGATATGTCGTGGAATAAGATCAGCGATCTCAACGTAGGAATGCTCGTCGGTCATACATATCTACCGTTTTCGGCTGCGTAGGTGCCTTAAACTTCTGAAGAAGTTGAATCGCCTCCTGACGCTTACTACCTGGAATCTTGTAATCCTCATCATTGACCCTCTCCCACAGCGTAGTCTTACCATACATTGTTTCAAACGGATGATCTGCAGGGAAGTTAACACCCATTTCCCGCAGAGTGTTCAGAATACCATACAGTTTACCACCATCATCAGTCATCACACAGAACCATGCATCATTCAGGAGAACCCCTGGATCATACGTAGGCTTCCGTTCCTTACCTACATGTCCATACAGAGATGTTGAAGCCTGATCCTGTCCAAGCAGACAGAAATCTGTGGCCATACTTTCTAGACCTACGACTTCACCCACTTGGCTATAATCGTAGTTTGAGACTTCAGGAGCTTCCTCTGCGGACTTACGGGCCATCATACGCTGTCCGCCCTCGAAGGAACGCTCCATATACGGCGGAGGCTGATGAGGCTTGCTCGGATCCATTGTTCTCTTGAACCCACCTTCTTTTAACTTCTTTTACTTGGACATTACGGATGTAAAATCCGACGGTTTCGGCTTTGCCTTGGTGCGATAAACCGCAGTTGAAAAGAGGTGAGACATCATTAAGTTCTTCAACAGCGACGACCTAGCTTGAATGTTGTAATAGCCTTGTACTGCTTGATCATAGGGATATTGACCCTGCTTTATTTGACCGCTGGACTTTTTCATCATTTCCAACACCAATTGATTAGCAGCATAGAATCCCGCCATCTTAGTATCGTAAGGAGTATCCACGTTCAATTTAACGCCTTTCGGTAGATATTTTCCATAAAAATCCATTACAGTGCTAATACTCTCTGCTGTAGGAGGAGACCCCACCTCTACCACTATTCCATATAGTGGTTGATCAACCCCTTGTGATTGTGATGCTTTAGCAAGCGAATCAAAGGCTGCTTTAAACATCTCTGTCTGTTCATCCGCCATCTTTTTCAGTTCCGATAAGTCGTAATCGTACGCCTTATCTAACATCAAACGAACTTGATCAAGTAGGGTTGCATAGCTCGGGAAATCCCCCTTCATGTTCGTGAACTCTTCTCTCCGTCGGTTCTGGCCGTAGAGAACAGCAATGAGTATAAGAACAGAGACTCCTATCAGGACGTATCCCCACTTCATTATTATTCGTATTATTCTTTAAGCAGAGGAATTGGAGCAGGGCATCAGACACAGCTTGATCTCCCCTAGGTTCGCGATAACATACTTGATCATCATGAACCAATCATTCTTCATGTACAGCTCCAGATTATTGGAGAGGTTCGTGCACTTTGTGAAAAGTACTAGATGGGGCAGAGAGAATGAACCTGAAATAATGGCGTTTGTCTCCTCCTTCTTAATGGAAAACTCCGAGTCTGAATCACCGAGGACTGTCTCGCGATTCGCAAACTGACCCTTGCACGACAGAACCAAAGTACTGCCCACACTCTTGATATCCACTGTCTTCGCCATCAGCAGAGTCATATCCCGGCACTTCTTCTGGAAATCAATAGACGGCATCGTGATGCGTGCAGAAAACTCTGTGGACGGCATCTCAATGTTCGGCTCGTCGCGGTCCAGCAGGGAGAGGGAGTACCGTGTGACCTCCTTTTTGTCACCGTTCTCCAGGAGAACACGGAGATGGTTGTGATCGCCCTTCTCAATGTAGAAGGTGAGCGTATCATCATTGGTCGCCGTCTTTACGATACGATAGAGGTGGTCGGTATTGAGACCAATGACTGTGGGCGTTGAGCAGTGATACTTCTCAAACCGTCCTGCTTCTAAACGCATGTGGACAAGGACTGTACGAGTATTGTCCATCGCCGCCATCTTGATCCCATCCTTGTCGAAGGTGAAATTCATCTCGACCAGAATGCACTTCAGGGCCTCAATAAGAGTACGAATGGCCCCCGTCTGAACAGTCTTCGCCTCCACCAAGTACTCAGTCATTTTTATTAGTTCAGAGCGACATGCTTAAACCAAAGTAAACACGAACCCCAACATATACCCACACAAAAACTCTATGATGTCCACAAACACGTTGACCTCTTCCACATCTAAAAACTGGTAAAAAATGAAGAGTGGGACGAGCATCCTGATCTTGGTTGCAAACACTCCAAAGGCGATGTGCCAGAACGAGTTCCAGTTATCAGTAAACAATCTCCGAGGAGAATATGTCGTGGATTTACCTCTGGCCACTCGTTTTTTTGGGAGCGATGGTGGTTCTAATTTTGGTGGTTCTTCTGATGGGGGCGAATCTTCTTTT